TTCAACCTGGATCTGTTACGTCTAGTAGATTCTTTTCATTAATATCTAACACAACAACATTAGTAAACATAACCGATCTTCCCGATAGTTCTCCTCCAGATAATAATGGTACGGGCACATTAGTTTTAAGAAATTCTTCAACAGATGAAATTTTAAATAATAATAAAGGAAATGTAAATTATTCTACAGGTGAAGTAATTATCACAGACATTACTCCTACTGCTTTACCTAATAATGTTACGGATTTTAGAATAACAGCAAGCATACAAGAAGAAGATCAAAATATTACAGCTGATAGAAATAAAATTTTAGTTAGAGATAAAACTTTAGAAAATGCTTCTGCTGGAAGAGAGGCTGGCTTAACTGTAAATATTAGCGAAATAGTTAATTAATGTCAACTACAAGAATAAAACAAAAACTTTCTCAAATTGTAAGTAGTCAATTTCCTGAGTTTGTTCAATCTGATCACAAAAAATTTATATCATTTTTTGAATCTTACTATAAATTTTTAGAGCAAGATCAAAAGCCTCAAGAATTAATTCAAAATATACTAGATTACAATAATATAGATTTTACCACTAATGCATTTATAAAATATTTTTTAAAAAACTATGCTGACATATTGCCTGATAGTTTATTAGCAGATAAAAAAGTTGCAATAAAAAGAATTAAAGATTTATATGAAGCTAAAGGTTCATCATTATCTTTTCAACTATTTTTTAGAATAGTTTATAATCAAGAGGCAAGAGTAAATTTTCCTTATGAAAATGTACTTATACCTTCAGGTGGTAATTTTCTACAAAGAAGATCATTAAGAATATCAAATGATATTGGTGATCGTAGTAATATCCTCAATAGATTTATTACAACTGTAGTAGACAACCAAGAATTTAATACGCCTATTACAGAAGTTAATAATATTAATGATGAATTAACTGAAATATTTTTAGACGTTAATTTTCTAGCACCGACTTATCAGTTAAATGAAAATGTTACTGTAACAGATGCTAATGAAGGTGGAAATATAATCTTTTCAGGTAATATTCAACCAACAATAACTTCTGTATCAACAACACAATCTGGTAGTGGATTTAAAAAAGGTCAAGTATTTAATATAAATGAAGAATCAGGTACTGGTACAAGAATATTAGTAAGTAATGTTACACCTTCAGGTGGTGTTAATGAAGTTAGTATATTGTCTTTTGGACATAGTTATGCAAATGATTTTTCAGCTCAACTTTCAAATAATTTGACAGTATCAGAATTTTTACCAATACTTAACATAAATGATTCGACTAGTGGTTTTAAAAGTCATGGTAATATTATACAAACTGGTAACAGTCAAGTTATAGCAACATTTGGAAATAACACAAGTATATCCATAGCTTCAACAAGTAATAGATCAGCATTAGATAATTCTAAAGCAGTTGTTAGTTTTACACTGGGAGCTTTAGCAAAATTTCCTGGTGAATTTACAACAAATAAAGGTTTTTTATCTGATCCCGATATTAGATTACAAGATAGTCTTTTATATCAACCATTTGCTTATCAATTAGTTACTGGTTTAGATATAAATAACTTTAAAGATGTTGTATTAGATACTATTCATCCTGCAGGTCAAAGATTATTTAATAATAGAGAATTATCTGATTTATTAGATGTTAGATCTAATGTATCGACAGAATCATTTGACACGTTAGTACTTAACTTATTTGATAGCGTTGAGACAAATGATTCAAATGTAGGATTAGAAGTAGGTATTGGATTAGTTGACTCTACAGGAGAAGTGTCTGATAGTGGTTCTATAACTAATCCTACTTTACAATCATATTTTGCTGAAACATATTGTGAAAATCAAGATCCAACAGACGCTGATAGTTATATAGGTGGAACAACAGAATTCTTTTAAGGAATAATAGATGGACGATACAATTAAAGTAATTGGAAACTTAGAAATAATAAAAAAAGATAAAGATGATAAAATATTAGAAACTAGAACGGTTCCTAACTTAGTTGTTAATGCTGGTAAAGCATACATAGCATCAAGATTAGTTGATAATCCCACTTCAAATATTCCAAAGTCAATGGCATTGGGCGAAAGTGGAACTACTGCTGCAGGAAGTCAGACAGCTCTGTTGTCCGAAGTTGGTAGAATATCTGGAGCTAATTTTTCAAATGTTATATCAAGTAATACTATAACATTTACTGGTGTCTTTGGTGGTGGTGTTGCAACAAGTTCAGGCCTTAGAGAAGCAGCTATTTTGAATAGTCCTGTTTCTGGTGGAACAATGTTATGTAGAACTACTTTTTCCGCTGTTACTAAAGGTGCTTCAGATTCAATTACAGTAAACTGGAATATTACAATAGCATAACATGACTTTTAGACTTAAAGATACTTTACATAAAACTTTATCTGAATCGGTTTTTAATGAACTTTTTTCGGGAAGAGGAAATTTTTACTACTTTATTGGTAAAGTAATAGATTGGTCTAATCCATCTACACCTCCTACGCCAGATGAATCAAGAAATATTGAACATGATACAAGAAATAGAATAATTAATTTGAAGAAAATTACTACTGGTGATTTGTCATTAATTATTCCAAGAAGAAATTGGTCTAGTGGAACAATATATGATCAATTTGATTTAAATATATCCGCTACTAATCCAGCTACATCAGGCGCAACTACTTTAAAGACATCGCTCTTTTATGTTTTATCATCAAATTTTCAAGTATACAAAGTAATTTCAAATAATGATGGTGCAGCATCAACAGTAGAACCTTCTGGTAATGATTTAGGTATAATTAGCACTGGTGATGGATATAAGTGGAAGTTTATGTATACAATTCCATTAGCATTAAGATCTAGATTTCTAACTGATACCTTTATGCCAGTACAAAAATCTGTTCTTAATTCATTTTATAGTGATGGACAAATTAATTCCGTTACTGTCGATTCCAAAGGATCGGGTTATAAAGGAATAGCAGCTGTAAATTTAGTTGCTAATGTTCATTTTACTGATGCTGCTTCCAATAGTTCATCAAATGTACCTAATATAGAACCAGTAATAAATGAAACAACTGGTGCAATAGAAGATGTTTTAATTACATTTGCAGGTTCAAATGTAGCAGGAGGCAATATTGTTTTACATGATTTTACAGGAACAGGAACAAATCTTTTTCCAAATACAACTATTACAGGTCCTGATGGAACACAAACTACAGTAATAAGTAACAAAGCTAACTTCTTACCATTTTTTAGTAATGGTAAATTAAAACAAGTTGCTATTTTAGATCCAGGAAAAGATTATACTAGAAATGCTCAAACTACTGTAACAGTGTCAGGTGATGGAATAGGTGCTAAAATAGAACCTTTTATTAATGATGCTGGTGAAGTTGAAGACGCTATAATAGCAGAGAGAGGATCTGGTTATACATTTGCTGTTTTAAATGTAGAAAGTGATACAGGCACAGGGGCAAATCTTTCTGTAAGTTTTTCAACTGGTGATTTAGATACTTCTCAAAGTCAAGTTGAATTATCTGCTATAGATGGAGCTTTAGAAAATTTTAATGTTGTTAGTGGTGGTACTGGTTTTAATGCGTTGCCGTCAGTGTCAATAATAGGTGATGGTACTGGAGCTAATGTAACACCAGTTATAACAAATAATGTAATTACTTCTATAACAATTAATGAAGCTGGATCTGGTTATACTTTCGCAAATGTTGTAGTAACAGCTGCAACAGGAAGTCCAGGCACTGATGCAAATATTCCAGAAGAATTATTTGCAGATTCACTTATGTTTTTCTCAACAATAGCAGATGAAAAAGTACATGGTATAACAATTGATAATGATTTTAGACAGTTTGGTATTTTAAAAGATCCAGAAATATTTGGCACTAGAAACTCTTTTGCCAATACATCTGGCAGTCCTACTTTTCTTGCCACTTTTGATACAATAACAGATGGATCAAGTGATGTTGCAAAAGATGTGGTACTAAATTTAAAAACAGATACTACTAGAAAATTTGTAGTTGTTCAAACTAATTCGTCTTCAAAACAACTAGCATTAACCAATTTGAATAATCACACTTTAACTACTTCAGATATTTTAGTTACTCCAGATTCAAATGAATTTACTGTTTCTTCAATAAATAATCAACCTGATATAAATAAGTTTAGTGGTGATTTATTATTCATTGATAATCGAACAGCAGTTACATTTACAGATGATCAATTACTAACTTTTAGAACAATATTAAGATTGTAAAATATGCCAACTACTTTTAGTACAACTCCACATTTTGATGATTATGATGAAACTAAACAATTTGTAAGAATTTTGTTTAGACCTGGACGTGCAGTACAAGCTAGAGAATTAACTCAATTACAAACAATTATACAAGGTCAAGTTGAAAGATTCGGAAAAGGTATCTATAAAGATGGTTCTTTTATATCACCACCTGAAACATCATTTGACAATTCTTATTCGTATGTTAAATTAACTGAAACTACTGGTGCAGTAAATTCTGATGATGTTATTTCGGATTTAGTTGGATTTACTATAACTAATTCAACTGGAGTAAAAGCATTAATAGTTAATCACGCTGTTTCAACTACAGCTGGCGATCCTCCAACTATATTCGTAAAATATCTAGATGGTGGAACAAATAATGCAGAAAAATTTAGTGATTCAGATACATTAACTTCTGGTTCGACTACTTTAACTTCTATATCTTCTGATTCTTGTGGTAATGGATCAGCTTTTTCAGTAGGACAAACTGTTGTTTTTGCCAAAGGCAATTTTTTGTATGTTGATGAACAAACACATATTATAGAAAAATATACATCGCCTGGTGATAAATTAATAGGATTTAATATTACAGAATCAGTAGTAAATTCTGATGATGATGAAACATTATTAGATCCTGCAACCGGTACTTTTAACTTCTTTGCGCCAGGAGCAGATAGATATAAAGCTGATTTATTATTAACAAGTAGAGATTTAGAATTTACATCGAATGTAAGTCCTAACTTTGTTGAAATAGCAAGAATTGAAAAAATATCTTTAAAAGAAAATCCTCAGTTTAGTGTTATTGGTGATGCTTTAGCAAAAAGAACATTTGATGAATCTGGAAACTATGTTGTTAATCCATTCCAAATTGAAATTTTTGAACATTTAAGAACATCACCTACTGATAATAATATAGCAGAATCTTCTAGTGTTAGAGATGGTATTTTTACAAGTGCAAGTGGCGGAAGTAATAATTTATTCGTTGCAAAAGTAACTTCAGGTAAAGCGTATGTTAGAGGCTACGAAGTTGATAATTTAAAAACATCATATCTGACTTTATCAAAAGCTAGAGATAATACAGACACTATAAGTAGTGTAATTCCTACTTCATTATCTAGCTTTGTAAAAATAACTGATGTCGATTCAATACCAGATTTTTCATCTATAGTAACACTATCATTAAAAGATTCCTTCAAATCAGGTAATTTAGCTACTAATGGTAATGAAATAGGCACAGCTAAAGCAAGAGGATTAGTTTATTTAACAGGTAATGTTGCTGCTGGTAAAGGCGGCACTCAGCCATTACCTTCACCAGATAGAACAGCTGAATTCCAACTTCATTTATTTGATATAAACATGAATGCTGGAGAAGACTTTGAAAGAGATGTAAAACAAATTACTTCGACAAATTCTTATACTAATTTTTCTTCAAATATAGTACCTTTAGCAAAAGAATTATCTGGAGGTATAACTTTTAATAGTGCATCAACTACAGTTAGAGGAAGTGGAACTAGATTTCAAACTGAATTAAAAGCTGGTGATGTAATTAATGTTTCAAATTCAACTTCATCAAATAAACTTGTTGTAAGTAGCATTACAGATGATGCAACATTAATATTATCAGATGCAGCTAAAATTAATTTACAATTATCTGCTGAAGTAACTTATAATAAATTTACAAGAGATGAAGCATTAATTAATAATCCAGATAATGAAAGTCTTATATTTAAACTACCAAATGAAAATGTTAGAAATATAGATGATGATATTATTAGAGAAACATTGGTAGGTATTGCGAATACATCTTTTAGATTCTCTTTTGATCGTGATAGTCAAGATACCACAACTGGATTATTTAATTATATACAATTTTA